TTGGAGTTGAGAAAAAATTAGAGAAGATGATCGACTCCACTCTCAAACCCGATCATCTTCTCCGCACGCGCCGCTAGTACCCAGTCAACACTTTCAGGCACCACAACAGAAACGACACAACTACTCCAAGCACAGTGCCCCAAATCACAACGTCAACAACGTCACGAATAAATCTTCCAAACCTTCCCCGGCAACCCATACTCATACCAATCACCCTCAATTCTCACGAACAATTTTCCCTCGACTACCTGCCACATATAAGGCAGTCCAACGTGGTGCGCGTAGCAATTGCCGAACCACTTGCAACCAGTTGTACAGTCGCGTTTACCGTAATTCCTAGCGTAGCACTCTTTCTGTATCAGCCAGCCCAACGTAGAACACCATCCCATGGATAAGCGTACCATGGCCCAACGCTTATCTCGTTGCCTGATTGATCTCCAAGTTGCCCACCATATATTCCGCCGATTTCGTTGTAGTGAGCCCCAACGTTTTGATTGTTTCCAATGTAAATCTCAACGTGGTTCTCAATATTAAGCAGAATATCTCCCCTTTGCAGTTGAGCCGCGTTGTTGCCCAACCCTGGCAGCCACTCAAACCCGCACGCAGTGAAGTACTTGATGAACGTTTTCGTGTACACAGCGTTACCAGCTGCTATCTCCGCTTGCGCGTCTGGTAGGTTGAACCCGCCGCCTGTTCTGAACGCCGTGTAAACGAACGACCCGCAATCGTAGTCGATGCCCTCCCAGCGCGTTGGGTTCGTCTGCGTGTAGCCGTGGCTCTCATCGGCTGCAATGGCTATAGCCCACTGAACGGCGTCCTCAACGCCGTTACCGCCGCTCACGAACCCCTGATCAACTCCCCCGCCCGTCGGCGGGCTCCAAGCGCCAGCGCCGAACAGCAGCTTCAGGAGCCCGTCAAGCTTGAGCTCCTGCACTTCTATGTCAGTCAGCACGTTCGTGAACGTCCACGTGTGTTTGTCCTTGGCGAGAATCTGGCACGGCTCGTCTTTCTTGAACCTGTAGAACTCGTCATCGTTGCAGTACACGTAGTTGTCCGCTTGCAGCGTTCCGAAGAACAGCACGTCGCGCACCGCTCCGTCCACGTATCGCTTCGCCCGAACGACAGCGTGGTTCTTCGCCGTGTGCGAGGGCTTGCCCGACGGGTTGCTGGGGTTGGGGTTCGGCGTCGGCTTCTTTCCCCAGAAGTTGCCCACCCATTGCAGGCTCGTCACCCTGTTGCACTTCCACTCCGGACGGCACGACGGCGTTCCGGGGTTCGCATGGGCCCCGCTGCCGCCGTCATACCATGTTCTCGCGTCGACCATGAACTCGATCATGGACAGGCTGCTTGGTGGGTAGAAGTGACCCCAAGTCCGCGCGTTCGCGTCGTTTGGGGACTTCGCGTCACCCATCACTATCTTCAGCACGATTCCGTTGTCGAGCGTGGCCTCGAAGAAGTCTCCGACCTCGCCGGCCACCACGGGAAGGGCGACCACGTAGTACCCGTCGATGAGGCCGAACCCCTCCCCGTCGAAGTTGTAGCCCGCTTCCTTCGCCAGCTTGTACTGAAGGCTCGTCTCGTTCCACCCGCTCCCGAACACCTCGCGGTTCCATGCCTCGTACGTGTAGACGTTCGTCAGGCCCTCGAAGTCGGGCGTCACGGGCGGAGGAAGCTCTTCCGACGCGCCGCCGGCAACAGCCGACTTGAAGTCCTCCCACGTCTTGCCCCACTTGGTGAAGTACGGTATCGGGTCGGTGTGGTCGGACCCGCCGTAGTTCTCGCTCATGTACTTGTGCGTCACCATGGCGTCGACGCCCCATCCCATCTGCTTGAGCACGTCCTGGGCGGCTGACACGGCGTTCGACCACCCCTTGTCGAACTCCGCCTGCGACGTCGCCTCGCATATCTCCATTCCGATGGAAACCGAGTTTCCGTTGCCGCAGTGGTAGCATAGGCGGTTCGTCTCAACGCACTGCGCGCTCTCCGACCAGTCGGTGATGAAGTGCGTGTAGTAGGCTATCTGGCCGGAGCTCACGAGCCCCTTCCAATAGCTTAGGTGGTTGCGGACCGTGGCCCCGGGGTTCGCCGTAGAGTGGATGACGAACAGCGTGGGCGACAGCGCCCCGTAGCCGTTGAACATGATCTCTTTCTTGATGGCCATTCCTACCCCCTGCTCATCCTCATTATGTCCCTGAACCAGTTCTTGAGCTTAACAGTCTCATACCTCACGCAACCGTTCTCATACGCCTCTATGAGCAGCTTGAGCCACTGCTGTTTCGCCCCTGCCCTGAACAGCATCACATTCGGCTTGTGATCGTCCGTCGTTGCCGAGAACACGTGCCTGTACTGCATGTCAACGTCGGCTGACACGTAGAAGAGCCCCTGAAGGTAGTCGCGCCAAACACCAATCCACGTGTCTTTGTACCGCAGCGTGAGGAAGTACTGCGCCCTCTGCGTCTTATGCTCGATGAAGTCCTCGTTGTCCATCAGCCAGTCGTTGAGAACGGCGTAGTCGTAGTACTCCGTTCCCGCGTTGAGCTTGTAGAAGTCGTGCGACGCCTTCGCCTCGACCATCGCCTGCGACACGACGTTCTGCACCAGTATGAGCTTCCCAGGGCCGAACCTTTGTATGTCCGAACCCTTAGGCTTGTCGAGGTGGTAGTAGTCGAAGTACGGGTTCGTGATGGACACGGCGTTCGACAGGAAGAGAACCGTCACCTTCGGGTGCTCCGAACCAGGCCTGGCCACCGTCTCGTACAGGTCGTTGAACAGCCGCACCTCGTCCTTCAGGTAGTGGTACGTTCCGGAGTTGTCTATGATGAACTCGTCGAAGATGATGAGCGTCACGTCTGGGAACGAGTCCGACTTGAGCTTCGAGGCGGTCGACAGCGGCACCGCGTACCCCATCACGTCCCCGTCGCAGTAGAGAACGTTGGACTCCGCCTTCAGCTCATGGCCCGGGTAGAACTTCCGATGGCTGTTGAAGATTCGCCCTCCGCGCATCTTCGTGAGCTTCTCGAGCTCGGTGTCGTGCCGCCTAACGTAGATGAACTGCTGGCCGCTTGCCAGGAACCGGTCGATGCCGAGCGACAGCCCGCCGAACGTCTTTCCCGCCCCTCGGTTTCCTATGATGAAGTTGTACAGGCAGTTGTACGAAAGCGGCCTCTTGGGGTCCCAGTACTTGCCTTCAGCCATATCTCCCTCCATAAACAGACGGGCGGCGTAGCCCTTGCAGGGAAACGCCGCCCTAAACGAGCCGCCACACGCGGATAGCGCAACAGAGCGCGCATTCTCTCCGTCCGCCCCCGTCCGTTTCACCGGTTGCGCCCGGGTAAGCGGGAAGCGCTGGCACCGCCTGCGCTGCGCTCCCCTGCATCATATCACACCTTGCGCCTCTTCGGCCGGGATTTCTCCGCCGCCCTGCGGGCATCGTACTCCGCGATGGGGAACGAGCACCGCCAGCAGCGCTCCCGTCCCTCAACGAGGCGGCAGCCGCAGCTCGGGCAGCGCCTCTCCGATTGCCTCCCCGTCTCGACTGGGCCATCTCCCGCTTTGGAGCTCACCAGCTCCCTTTTCGGCTTTCACGTCATCTGGGAATCACCACCTTCTGGCCGGGGTAGATCGTGTAGGGCCACTTGATGCCGTTGGCCTTCGCGATCGACGGCCAGTCGGTCCCGTAGGTTATGGCGATCCCGCTCAACGTGTCGCCCGACTTCACGGTGTGGACCGTCTGGCGGCCGAGCACCAGCTCGTTCACCCGGGACTGCACCTTCAGGTAGTCGTGCCCCGCAGCCTCTAGCCTGCGCCGCCTCTCGGCCCCGTTGCCCCACTTCCCGGCCATCACCTCCTTGGCGAGCGAATCCACGTCCGACGCGGGCTCCTGCGGCTTCGCCTTGGCCTTCGACCCCTTCGCGATAGCGCCCCAAGCCTCCCGTGTCAGGTTGCCCAGGTTGCGGTCGATTCCCTCGTCTGAGGTGTACTGCCAGACGGTCCACGTCTTCCATGGGGACACGTCGTAGGGCATGTCAGGCGCGTTCCAGCCGAGAATCCCGGCGACGGGGTACCCCGCCAACCACAGCGCGCAGTCCGACGCGCAGGACGCAGCCTGTGGGAGCGCGGATGCCGAGGTGTACACCATGGGCCAGACACCCGTCTCACCATGGTACGCGTCGGCGAACCTGCGGCACCACCCGCTGTCGCCCCACGACGGGTTCGAAGCCGATTCCCAGTCGAGGCAGGGGACCGCCCAGCCGGAGTACCCTTCCGTCGCCTTCGCGAGGAACGACGCTTCCTCTGAAGGGTTCCCTCCGTTCGCGTAATGGTAGAAGCCCACGAGCTTCCCGTCGGCCTTGGCGCGCTGCACAACGCGGTCGCACAACGGGTTCACGTACGAAACCCCCTCGGTCGCCTTCGCGATAACGAAGTCCGAATCGAGGTACGCCCTCTCAACCACGTCATGCGCGAACCGCTCCCCGCTCATGGACTGCCATGAGGACACGTCTATGCCCTTCAGCATCTCACTCACCCCTCTTCTCGAACAGCTTCATGAACCCGTTGCGGCCGAGCTCGGGGTTCATTATGACCAGGTTCTCGAGGATGCTCCCGATCTCGGTGACGGCTATCCACGTGCAGGCGGCGTACGCCAGGCCGCTCACGTTGAACCCCATGTCGGCGTACGCGCTCATGAAGTCGATCAGCTCGCAGAGCCCGATCGACAGCACGTACGTCATCTTGTGCACGAGCCCCTCGCGCATCTTCGTGCTCGAGAACCCGTTGCGCATCGTCCCGGCAACCGTCCCAGTCAGCCAGTCGGCTGCGACGAGCGCCATGACGCACACGATGAAAACCAAGTCAGACTGCATAATGCCTCCCGCTCACGTTGTACGAATGGCCGTTGACCTCGAGCTCGCTCACTGGCCCCGGCCTCACCTCCATGGACCCGTCCGGGTCGATGCGCAGGGAGCAGAGCCCCCATGCGCCCCCGGACTTGCCCTGCACGGCGAGCGACACCGGCTCATGCGGGCGGAGCTCGTCGGGCAGGGAGAACCCGGGCTGCGCGTCCGCGCCGTCGGCGGTCGCCCAACCCGATATCAGCTGCACCTCGTTCGTGCAGGTCAGCATCGCGTAGGGGGACACCGGCTGAAGGCCGGTTCCGCCGCCTATCGCCACCCGCCCCTTGAAGGGGGTTGCGAACATGCCGCGGGGAGCCCCCACGTCGATTCCATCAGGCACCGCCGCCCCCTTCCCCAGTCAGGGCGGACTTGGCGAACGACCAGCCCTTCCTGATGAAAACCGTGTCAGCCGGGTTCGGGTCGCCGAAGAAGTTCTTGCACGCGGCCCACTTGCCCGTCTTCCTGATCTGAACGTTGCCGCCCTGGCGGTTGCAGCTCTTCCACGACGCGCCCTCCCGCACGGCGCAGGGATAGTAGTCGTAGAAGCGCTTGAAGCCCGGCAAGGTGATGCGGTACGCCTGCGGGTAGATCGGGTCGGTCACCTCGTAGGTGGTCGTGCCCCCCACGTACAGGTAGCCGTCCTGCGTGCCCTCGACCCAGTGGAATCTCGAGATGTGCCCGAGGTCCACGTACCCGAGCCCCTTGAGCTGCGAATCGTCTGTGGGGACCGCAACCGCGGGGAAGTCCTGCCGCCACGGCACGCGGACCGTGCCCTCCGGGGACGAGCCGGTCGTGTCCGTCGTCCACGACTTCAGGCGCGTGCCAACTGAGTCCTTGGTCGGCGTGAAGCTGTTCGGCGAGCACCCGATGTGGCATGTGTAGACGTTGTTGAGGATGTCCACCTGGCGGATGTAGCCGCCGGACAGGGCAGCCCACACGTGCAGGTTGGCGTCGATCGCCAGGTTGATGTTGAACGCCGTCTCGCAGTACGCAGCGTGAACGGGGATTCCGCCCCCGCCGTAGTTAAGGCCGGCGAGGCCGAAGCACGACCTCGCCTCCTTGTCCCCGTACTTGCCGGTGTTGACGGGCTCGACCTGGGTTCCGATGAGCGCCGCCATGCTACTGCGCCCTCATGTCGCCGTCGCCGTCAGGCGCGGTCTTGATGTAGCTGTCGTTCGACGCGCCCGAGTACCAGTTCATGTTGCCGATCGCGATCTTGTCATCGGTCGGCCACGTGACCTCGCCCGTGTCGGGGTCGACCTCGCCGCCGAGGTAAACCTTGTTGACGATGGAGTCGCCGAGCTTCTTAACGTTGTCGCCAAGGTTGTTGATGACGTTCGTGAGCTCGTTCTTGACGTTGTTGATCGTCTGCGTCAGGTTCTCGACCGCCTGCGCGATCTTGGCGTCGATGTAGAGCTTAACGGTGGCGTAGCCGCCGAACGCCTCGTCTCCCTCGTGGTCGGGCGAGTTGAACCCGAGGTCCTTGTGGAAGTGCTCGTTGAGCGCAGCGTCAGCGTCCTTGCGGTCCTGAATCTCCTGGTTGAGCTTCGCCTCGAGGCGCTCCTTCTCGGCCTTCAGCCAGCAGAACATCTGATCGTAGCGCAATGAGAACGACCGAACTTCCTCACGGTAGAGCTCGAGCTGCGCGTTGTAGTCCGCGTAGGTCGCCCAGTGCTTGTTTGCCAGGTGCGGGTACTCGGGCAGGTCGACCTCGTTCGCGGGCACGCGCATCTTTGAGATGTACGTCCTTCCGCAGTTGTACACGACCGTCAGTTCCTCGTAGTCCATGTCCTTGGACCACTGAAGCGGCACCGCGAACTTGGGGACGTACCTGGACCCCTTGTACACGCGCAGCTTCGGGAGCGTGCAATCGTACTTGGTCATGCCACTATCACCGCCTCTCAATATCTCGTTATTTTCGCAACGAACGCCGCGTTGCAACTTATAATATGCTGTTTCAAACCTGTTCCCATATCTGTTGGATATCGAATTTCGAATATAGGCAACGTCGAATAAGCGAACCCAGGCTGTTGCGATTCAACGATATCAGACCTTAACACGCATGTCACGTACGTTTCGCCTGCTACTTCGCACATGCAAGGAACGTTTGCGAACGTGAACGTTGCTGCCGCGCCGTCTAGCAAGATCGGCAGCGGTTCTATAAGCGATATGCTCTTCTTTTTATCTGCTGGCACAGCCGTAACCCCCGTGAAGAGCAAATGCGCTGCTAAAATCGCGAACTCGCTTCCACCGCTTTCGAAAACACCAAGGCATTGCATAAAGCTGGCGCTCGTTGTCATGCTTTTGACTGCAATGTCACCTTTAACTTCGAAAGAATGCGGACCTTCAATGCGCAACAAATTTGGTGCATCCGAAGGCAAGTACAGTGCTCCCATCTTGAACTAACGACCCCCCTTTAGTTCGATACGAAATGATCGTCAACGTCAATATAATACAACGTTGTTCCCCTGAAATGGTCGTAAACGTTATCTATGGTATACCCTTCAGTGCTTCCCCATGTATATTCTTGTGCGGTCCATGACCCAGATTGACCAGACCACATCATAGGCATAACCCTGTCGGAGTCTATGAAGACTGCTCTGTAAAAATCGTATCTCATTGATTGATAGAACGCAGCCACTAGCGTTTCCGAATTTTCAGAACCTTGAGTTCGTTTGGCGATCGTAGCGGAGACATATGGTTTCTTTATCTTCGCATCGAGCATATTGAATATTTCTCTTTTAATTTGCTCGTCTGACATGTCTGACGTGATCTCATGCGCCGTCGGCTGCTCGCCGCCTGCGGAGACGCCTTTGAGGATGTAGTCCTTTAGGTTCTTTGCGGTGCGAGTGTAAAGCTTTTCTGAATTGATCGACTTTCCAACGATCAAGGATACGTCTCCCCATGAGGAACTATCGGTTTCAAGACCCGATGCTCCTGTACCCCCCTTGCTGATCGGCAACGGGTAGCCCTCCACCTTGGTGAGATCAGGCGCTTCCGCGCCGGTGTACAGCCTCGCCATGCTACGCTCCCTTCACGACCACGCCGCCAGTGGTCACCTTGGCGCTCTTGAGCTGGTCGACCGTGAGCTTCGTGGCTCCCGTGGTGGTAAGCTTCGCCTCGAGCGCGGCAACCTTGGTTTCGAGGGCGGCGATGCGGGCTTCGAGGGCGTTGACATACGTTACGTTGTACGTTGTGTTTTCCGACGTCGCCTTGGCGTTCGCGAGGATAACTCCGCCTCTAACCGTTGGACTCGCTGCTGGCAGCACGTACTTGTTTGCCCCTGCCTCAATCCCGTTGAGCTTCGACCACTCGTCAGCACCCATGAGCCCGGCGTTCACGGCAGGGCCGGTCTTCCCGGCGATTGCTGGCGCGGCAACGCGAATCTCATTGCCGGTCATGAACGTGGGAAGGTAGGAGGACTCGGTGTAGTTCGCGTAGGACGAGGGCCCAGTCGGCTTGAACCCGACCTTCACGCCGCCGATCGCCGCCTCCGTGGCCACGGGCAGCACGTACTCGCTCCCGCCGGCCTTGGAGGGCGTGGCGTTCAGCACCTGGCACTCGGTGCCGTCGAAGAATATCAGGTAGGATTCCTCGGGGCTCATCTCGCCGGTGTAAATCTTGCTCGCCTCGCCCGTGTCGTGGACGCGCACGAGCGGCTTGCTCGCGGCGTTGCCGAACTGAAGCATGTAGCCCTGGGGGTTGGCGGCCGTGGCCACGTTCGGGGCGATAGCGAACACCGTTCCCTTCTCGACCGGCGCGTGGCCGGTGACGAGCCTCGTGGCGGCCCCCTCCGCCTCGGTGGCCGTGACGGCGATCATCTCGTGGGGGTCTTGCAGGTCCTTGAGGACGTAATCCTTCAAGTTAGAAACTTTGTTGTAACGAAGGTAGTACCCGCTGTCCGTGGAGTTCACTATCGCGCTCAAATAGCTGCTAAGGTCATTGACTGGCGTTGACGCGCTATCGCTTTTGTCGCCCCTCAACACTTTAAGGTTTGCAGACGCGTCTAAAGCGTTGTCAGCCCCCGTGCCGCCCTGCTCGATCGGCAAAGGCAGCGTCAGAGCGTCCTGCTTTGCGGCAACGGCGGCGTCGATCGCCGCCATGTCCTCGTTGAACTGCTTGGTCAGATCAGGCGCGTCCCCCTCGGCGTACGTCGCCAGGTTAAGGTTGGTCGTTGGCGTTCCCGGCATGATGATCTCCTTACACTCTCACGAACCCGCCGTCGCTCACCATGGCGTCGGCTAGGTCCCTCACGTCGAACTTGTGGGAGGCCCCTTGAAGCATGCGCTCGAGCGCCGCCACCCGGGACTCCATCTGAAGCCGAAGGTCCTGCTCCTGCTTCAGGAGCTCGAACAGGTCCTTGTCGGCCTGCATCCTGATCTGGGCCTCTTCCTCGACAACCCGGTCTATGTAGGGCTTCGAGTCGTACGGGGCCCAGTACTTCGAGCACGTGATCGGAACGCCGCACGGCACGGGAACCTTGCTTATCCACAGGGTTCCGTCGGCGCGAACGACCGTCAGCTGCTCGTAGGACTCTGACTCGTCATGGTCGAGCGGGTCGTGCCATACGGGTATGACGCGCGCCAGCACCGCCATCTCGGTGTCCGACCCGCACCCGTACGTCCCGTTGCAGATGCTCGTGGTCTGGATGCACTCGCTTTGAATCATCGTGGTCATTTCGCGCACCCCTTCCACTGGCCCTCGCACCCGCGGCTTCCGCACCCGCAGCTCCCGTCCCCGACGGGCAGCTTGGTAACGTCAGCCTGAAGGCAGTCGCCGTCCCAGCAGGGTATCTGGCAGGGCTCGTACACCTCCTGGCAGTAGGACAGCATGAGCTTTCCGTAGTCCGGGGACTCGGCGTCCATGATGACGTCGAACGCCAGGAAGTTGAAGTTGTCCGGGATGTAGGCCGCGAAGTAGCCGTCATCGGTGATGCCGAACCACACGATGCGGGAGCCCCAGCTCATGAGGCACCACATGTTGTCCTGCATCCACTTGTCGATCTGGTCGAGGTAGAAGTCATCGAACCCGTGCTCTTGGAACTGCTTGAACAGGTCCTCGAGCTCCTGCACGCGCTTCTGAAGCTCTTCGATACCCTCGCCTTCCTTGTTCACCTCCGTGATGATGACGTTCATGTGCGACTGAATCTTGCACATAAGCTCGTAGTAGGAAAGCGCGTCATCGTACACGGCTGGGAGCACCTTCTGGCACCAGTAGCGGAACCTGCCCTTCGAGCAGGGCTCGCATTCCTGCGTGACCGTCGTTTCCGTCTTGACCGTGGAAGCCATGATCCCTCCTTTCACCATAAGAACATGAACAGGTCGCCCAGATCGTCGATGACTCTCTGGTCGATGTTCATGATACCGTCCGAATGCTCTTTGATCAACCACGCCAGGGAATGCCGCCTTCCCTTCTCGGTGCGGTCCTGGTCAACCGTGTTGTGGCCTGACGCCTCTCCGTCCGATACGGTCTTGCCGTTATCGTCCGTGACGTTCGTGGCGTAGCGCCCCTGCTCGATGAGGTCCGGCGATGCGGTGGGCGGCTCGAGCATCGTCATGGGCGTGTCGGAGAACACGTTGCGGTTGTCGGACGTCCCCTCGTCGTGGGAAGTGGACGTCGAGTCGACCGTGGAGTCGTTCGTGTACTTCATGTCGATTTCCACGAACGGGTCCGCCGTGTCGGCGATCGCCTTGTACAGGCGGTTGTAGTACGGCATGATCTCGTGCATGCGCGCCCGCAGGAACCACGCGAACTGCTGCACCGTCTCCTGCCCGATCTCGTTGTAGAAGTACCGGCGCACGATCTTGCGGTTGAGCTCGTCGCGGTATCCCTCGTCCCAGATCGGGTAGTCGGACAGCCCCAGTCGCTTCCACGCCCTCGGCCACTGGCTCTCGTCGAGCACGACATAGGAGGCGGGGTCGCCGCCCTCGATCGTTATGGAGTCTCGCACGAACTGCTCGAGCGGCCAGCGGAGCTGCGTCGTGTACTTACTCATACGCGCCTCCCTCCATGCCGCCCTCCTGCATGCCCTCGACTCGGTGGCGCTCGTTGCCGAACGCTCCGCCGGATACGTACGTGCCGGACTTGAAGTCAACGCTCACGTCGAGGCCCCAGCGCTCGTTGATGACCTCGCACGCGTCCTTGCGCGCGTCGAGGCGGTTGAAGCGCTCCGTCTCAACGTCGCCCATGTTCGACATTACCTCATCGGTGATGAGGCGCTCTTTCTTGTCGGTGTTCGTGTTCTCGACGCCGATATAAGTCAGGGCCTCGTTCCACAGCTGATGCTTGAGCGTCTGCATCTCGACGCCCGTGAAGGGGGCCGTCACGTCGAGCACCTCGATCGACGCGGGGTCGAAGTTCTTGTCGGCGAAGATGTTGTAGTAGTTGCCGTCGATCTGCATCATGATGTTCTTGAAGCTGTTGCGCTGCTGCGGCGTGCAGCGGATTATCTTCGGCGTCTTCTGGTTGGACACGTTCACGTCGATCGCGCGGTCGATGCGGGCGAGCCGCTCCGCGTAGAGCTGGATGATGTACATCATCGGCATGCGGATGTAGTTGTTGAAGATGATGACGGAATCCGTCTCGTCGAGCTGCCGCTGATAGCCGTTGACCGCGTAGGCGCGACGGTTCCTGGGGATGTTGTAGATGTTCCAATCCCCTTGCAGCATGAGCGGGAGCACGGCGTAGCCATCCGGCGCGGCCTCGCTGTCCGACGCCAGCTTCAGCGCCTCGTCATGGAAGAACCCCACGAACCCGTACTGGATGAGCCACATCTCGAGCTGCCTCTGGTCGATGCCCTTCGGCAGCCCCTCCCATTTGAAGACGGAAATGGCCATGCCGAGAAGCCGCTGGAAGTACAGCCAGTAGCTCGCGTCGTTGAACCACACGTTCTCGCGGTCCTGCGCGCGGTCGCCGTTGTTGTTTATGCCGCCGTCGACGCCTCCCTTGACGCCGAACCCTGCCGCCATCCCAAGCTTGTACATGCCCTCACCTCCTAAACGATGATGGGGTTGTCAGAGTATATGCCGATCTTGTCATCGTGCCAGAAAGTAACCCCAGCGTCGAAGACCCCGTTGATGCGGGCCATGTCATCGGCCGGGACGTTGCCCCGCATCTGGCACAGCTGGGTCTTCACGTAGTTGTAGCGCTTGCGCCCGCGGATGTTGGGAACCTTCACCTCGTCCGTCTGGTAGCCGTACATGTCGAAGAACGACTCCATTATGTTGACGAACTCCGGGCGAATCTGCACCGTCGCCACGTTGTACGTCAGGAACCCGCAGGCGTAGAGCCCGTTCCCGCTCGTCGCCGACTTCTGCACGTCCGGCGTCTTGCTCATTCGGTAGAGCTCGCCGAACACGCTCGAGCCGACGCCGGTTGCCTGGTTGACCGCGCCGAGCGCCCCGGCTATCTCCTGAAGCGTGCTCCCGCTCCTGAAACCCTGGTCCGCGACGTTGCCGATGGCCCCCATGGCCGCGTCCCACGCCTTCCCGGGAAGCGAGCCGGCCCCGCCGACCGCGCCGAACACCTTGTCCGCGCCGAACTCAGACGCGAACTGGTCCGCCTTCACCACGGTGGACCCGATCGCGCTCGCCAGCGCGTTCTGAGCGAGCCAGTTCTCGTATGCGGAGTACACCCACGAGCAGCGCACGCCGAATGGGAACGTGAACGCCTCGCTCACGTTGTTCTCGACCCCGTTGTAGTTCTGCGGGATGAGGAACACCGTCGAGTCTGGGTCGAGCGCCATCGTTAGCGTGAACGTGCACCCCGTCCCCTCGTCGGTCGTTTTGTTCCGCCAGTACTCGTAGCGGTACTGCGCCGTGTGGCCGTTGTTGTCATCCACCTGGCAGTACGTGTACGGGTAGGTCAGCAGTTTCTTGTTGCGCGGCTCGTACCCCGCTATAGTCGTTGGCCGCTGAAACACCCGGTGCTTTACCGCCACGTCGGTGTCGGTCGCAACGCCGTCATCGTCTCCGACGTTCGGCGTGAAGAACTTCGGGAACAGGAACAGGGCAGATATGGAGTCGGCACCACCCGCCTCGTTGAGCGCCCTCATGAGCTTTGCCGCCTCGTCGAACGACTCGTAAGCGAAGTACTTCCCACCCGAGAACACGTTGTGGTAGTCACCACCCTCAACCGAACGCGTCGACGTTGGCGACGTGAGCGTTATGGTTGGGTGCTCGACGGAGACGGGAACCGCGTTCGTCTGCACGATGACGTAGCAGTCAGACAGCTCCCCGTCGCTCCAACGGTCGGTTACCGTTGTGAGCAGGGTGACGTCAGGCTCGGGGTTTATGTTCGACCCAGGGTAATCCTGAAGGGCGTGCTCCCGCTCAACGAAGCATTCGGTCGGCTCCCAGTCGAACATCCACGTCTGCATGAAGTCGAGCTGAAGAATCAGCTCGGTGCAGTTGGCGTTCACGTACGCCACCTCGTCTATGAAGGCGTAGAACCACTTGTCCCCGTAGTTCGCGTTCTGGAACATCACGTAGTTGTACGTGTACAGTTCCTCTGCGTTCCACGGGACTTTCAACGACCCGTGGATGCGTATGTAGGTGTAGGAGTCGCGCTCGAGCGCCGTCTCCATCTTAGACGCGAAGTAAGCGCGCTGCTCTTCCTTGGAGTCGAAGAGCAGCACGTGCTTGTAGGTGTTGTCGAAAGGGACGCGCCCGATGAGGACGCGTCCCTGCGGCTGAAAGGAGGACATTCTAGCGCGCCACCACGGTCACGTCAGCAGTCGCCGTCTTGCCGCCCTTCGAAGCTGTCACCTGGATGACGGTGCCGACCGGCTCGGTCGTGGCCACGCGGAGGTACCCGCTCGACGGGTCGATGGCGGTGCCGCTCTCAAGCTCGGTGGCGTCCTCGACGGGCGTCTTGAGCGCAATGGACCAAGCAACGTCCGCGTCGACCATGCCCCGGGTTTCGACGGCGGCGGTGAACTGCATGGCCGTCCCCTGCGCCACGTTCGCGGTCGCGGGCGACACGGTGACGGACGTCACGGTCGGCGAAGTGGTCGTGAGGGCGTACGCCGGCGCGAACGGGGACACGGAGTAGGTGCGCCACGCGTGCACCCAGTACTGCCAATACATTCCCTCGGGGTTGCGCGCCTGGTCTGCCTCGTTCAGGTTGTCGAAGATCATCAGGAAGTCCGACGTGATGACGAACAGGACCACCTCGGCGAGCTTCGCCTTCTCCGCGTCGGTGAAGATGCGTCCGTCCCCATCCGCCAGATCAGGGTACAGCGTCGCGAGGCGCGCTTCCTCCACGGCGTTCGGCACGAGCGTGTCGATGACCTCGAGATGCCCAACGAACTCGGTGCGGTCCATGTTGTACGCCTTAGCGAGCACGTCAACGTCGGTCGCGGCGTTGAGCTCGGTGGTTATCCACACGTACTGCTCGCTCTTCTCTGCGCTGTTGAACACGCCTGCCTGGTTGTAGTCTGGTTTCAGGAACGTCAGGTTGTCGGCCTCTGCCTTGACGTTCTTGATGACCGTCTCGAGCGCTTCCTTGGTGTCGGGTTTCGGCACGGTGATCATCTTCATATGGCCGTTGAGCATGTAGCGCGCGATCAGGAACTTGATGGAGACGAACTCATCGTAGTTTAGCGCCTTGTAAAGGCTCTCGACGATCTTCGCCACCAGCGAGTCGATCGAGTCCCAGGAAAGGAACGCCTGGCGCAGGTCGTTGCGCTGCACGGTCACCTTGTAGAACTTCTGGTAGTTCATGGTGTGGTACGCGGCCCGCACGTCGGGAAGCTCGCGGCGCATCCACGTTTCCTCCGCCTCCTGCGGGTCGTAGGAGAACGCCTTCCCCATCTCAACGAAGATTTCCTCGACCGTCTCGCCGAGCTCGAGCATTCCCTTCTTGTAGCGCGCCAACGGGTTGTTCCACAGCTTCGAGGTAACCAGCACCATGCCGATTCGGTTCACGAGCGCGTCGCAGAACACGTTCTGCCGCGCCTTGAACTCGAAGATGAAGTTGCCAACATCCCGAATGGACACGTTGTCATCGTACAATGCGATAGGATTAGCCATTTTCGAGCGCCTTTCTCTCGTCCTCTGTAAGCTCCCTCACGATCTTAGCATCAATCGCAGCTTGGCGCAATTCGGGCGTCTCGTTGATGATGGTAAGCACAACGGCCTTAGGGTCAAGATGAGCCTTGCACGCGTTGATCGTTTCCACAGACGGCTTAGTTGGCATGATCGGCACCTCCGAAGATGCTCGAGAAGCTGCCCCCAATGCACGATGGAGGCGTTATGGGAGCTCTCTGCGACTTCTCGATCGGCGTCGCCAGGAACTTGTCGGCGTAGTCCCTCTTCACCTTCTTAACTTCCTCCTGCCATTCCATCCCGCGCTGCACCGCCTGGTCAAGCCTCTCCTGCGTTTCGTTGAGCGTCTGCGTGAGCGCATCGACTTCTGCTCGCTCCACCACGTCCGCCTCTTCCTGGCCCTCGGCCAGCTCTTCCACGAACACGTACGGCATTTCAACCTACCTTTCCCTAATCGTCATCGGACCGGGCTCGAGAACGACTCCGCCCGGAACGTTCCTCTTGTACAGTTTACCATCATACGTCGCCCCCAACTCGAAGTTTTCGAACGTTACCTGCGAATGAACGTTAGCTGGCATGCCCGCGACGTGAACGGTTATCTCGTCGCTTCCCATCTCCTGCTCGATGTACGTCTTCGCCCGCAGGAACTTTCCGCGCGAGAACGTCGACTCATGCGCCCATTTGCCAAGCTCGTAATCGTCAACGTCAAGGAACTCCGGAACATCGGTGCCGAGCAGGTGCAGCGAGTCAGTGTCCGCGTACAGGAAGCGGTCGTAGCACTTCTGGGCGGCCTCCACGGTCTTCCTACGGGCCCATGCCGTTATGAACATGCCAGCGGGCAGGTAAACCGGGTCCCTCACCTCTTCCTCAAGGTCGACGTACAGGATGATGCCGTCATCACCTAGAACGGGACGCCTCGACCTGGCAACGGTCCTCGTCGCCATCTTCCCGTACAGGCTGTTGAGCTGAAGCTTTGCGAGCGTTCTCATGCCGAAGTTGCCCTGCTTGCCCGCATCGACCTTGACGGCGGTCCACTTGTCGACGTAATCGGCGAACAGCCCGACCTTCCCCTGAAACGAGAACCCGCCGTTCCACGATTGCACCTCGACGTCGTACTGCTGCTCGATGAGCTCCCAGTCAACGTTGGTGACGGTCACCGTCACCTCCCCTTCGGAGTCCCGCACGTACTCGGTCGGAACGAAGCGCATGTTCCCCTTCAGCTGCAAGCACGGGATGTGGTCGGGCTTCACCTTGAAGCTCATGGTCACCGAAGCGACCCACAGCGGCGACTTCGACTTCCACGCGCGGTCGAACGGCGAGCCGCCGAACCACGCCGGATGCCCGAACGGGAGCATCTGGCCGTCGCACCCCTTCATGACCGAGGGGTACAGCGAGTTCACGTCCAACACGATGCCAGGACCGACCTCCCGCCCAGCCCATCTCGGGTCGCAGTACGTGAACCCTCCCTTGTAGCCGGTTCGCATGAACGCGTCGTCTTCAGGCCCAACGAACGGGAACACCCGGCGGAAACCCTTGTGACCCCCCATCATCCGCTTGAAGTCCGCCAACGCGTTAGCGCCCGCAGTCATCTTGTCCATGCCGTTTCCTAGCAGCGTTGACAATGACAGGGCTACTATCTGCACGTCGCGGCGGATGTAGTCCCTTTCCTCGTCGGTCATGACGTAACCGACCGCCCTCGGTGCCTCGTAGTCAATCTCCCCCTTGCCCTCCTGCAACCCGAACGTCTTGGCCATCGCCTTGACGCTCATGGGTATGATCTTGAGCGAGTCGTATATGCGAACCTTGAACCAAGCATTGAAGTAAAGCGTGACCGCGTACAAGGCGTTCATGTCGGAGACGCACGTTGAGTACTGGTACGAGCACGGCCGCACCTGGTGATCGTCCACCCACTCCCAACCGCTCCGCTCAAGATGGTTGATAAGGAAATGCCCGTCGAACGCCAGGTTGTGGAAGTAGAGCTGACAGTTCGCGTGCGCCTCGCACCAGGCCATGAAGCCGTCCATGTCATTGCCGTACTCGACAGCATCAACGTCATCCACGGGGCAGCACGCGAACGCCCATACACGGCAGTCTTCTGGGTCGGTCGTTGTCTCGAAGTCAGCCACGTAAGCCCTCATTGGCAGATCAGCGCTCCATCCCGTCCCATCGTTCCAATCGTCATACATCGAACCCTGCCTCCTTCAGCTCGTTCGGAACGATCTCGAGCCAGTACTTAACGACGTTGTTGCGCCTAACGTTGAACGGCTCGACAACTTCCTTGGAGAACGCGTATATGTAGTAAAGCTGCGTTTCCTCGTCGCGCCGGTCGAACACGTACCGTATCGCCCTCGGCGTCTTCAGCAGCTTCCTTATCTGAACGATGATGGCGTCCCGCTGCGCAGCCCATTCCTTCTGATCGAGCAGCGCGTCTATGTAGTTCTGGGCGTACGCGTAGTCAGTCTCGCTGAACCGAACCTTCTCGATCTGCTCTAGGTCATCGTAGCTTCGGTACTTCTTCCTGATGGGGGTAAGGTTCGCGCCAGACGTGACCGCCAGCTTCGCAACGTCTGACAGATCGTCGTAATGCCGGCCGAAACGGCGCAAGGCAACCTTGTCCCGCACAGAAACCCTATCGCGGTTTATGATTCCCTTCTGTATTCTGTACTCGTTCGCCACGTAGTTGAGCTGGCCCTTGGCGTTGAGCTCCTGCGCCCTCGGGTTGTTCTTCTTGAGTATGCGGCCAAGACGCCGCAGCGCATTGAAGAACTCGTTGCTGTTGAGCTCTCCCGCCTGCTCGACCCTATCCTTCTCCTTTGCGAGCGACGTGCGCTTCGGAAGCTCTATTCGCATGCCAGCATACCTGCGTTCGAGCCTTCCGACCGCCGCGTTGTACGCGTTGACGGCTTTCCGGAGCCTGTTCTCCTGACGAGGCGTCCAACGTATGTGATATCTTGCGGACAACTTGCGCTCCAATCCCCGTCTACGGACCTAATGAAGAAACCGCGCTTCTCTATCTGCATGTAAAGCTGAACCAACGCGAGCTCCCGCCCTTCGAACGGGAGGTGGAACCGCCGGCTCATCGAGTCGTTGAGCCAGTCCATCCTCTTCCCGGATTCCGATCGGAAGCGGTCAAGATGCCCGACGCTCGAGAACCGGAACTCGATTCCGCATCGCTCGAACCGGTACGGCGACTCCTTTATATCGTAGCACACGCCATTCGGGCTCATATAACTCATAACCTTCACCCCACTTTCATAGAATATTCACATCACAAGACGGCTAAAAGCAAGGGCCGGAAACAACCGGCCCTTGCAAACCGAGGCTACAGCTCGATATCGAACGTGAGCATGCTCCCGTTCTTGACGCTCACCTGCTTGATGAGGCAGGGCAGCGGCTCATCCCATGTCGGCTGCCCGAAAATCTGAATGGCGTTCTTCACGGCGTTGAAGATGCCCGTGCTGACGGCCTGGTAGGCCTCCCCGCCATCATCTATCAGCACGACTCGCGGACACTGGGCGATCTCGCCGGTTTCCTCATTGGGCAGCTCGATCATCTCAACGAGAACGTCCTTCACGTTTATGACCTTGTTGATCATGTCGCCGACCTTGTGCTCCGGGTTGTTCATGGCGTTGTACACCTTCGCCTTGGTGGCTCGGTCACCGCCCTGAACGGAGCAGTAGGTGGTCTTCGCCTCCGCGGACAGCTCACGGGATACGTCGATGGTCGCCAACTCTTCAGTCATGGCATTTCCTTTCTTCCTGGGCGTCGGCCCGTTGACCGATCTTGTGAACCCATCTTGAAGCGCACTCGCAGCGGGGCAGACACCGCGCTAGGTTCATTGCAAGCGCGCTTCAGATAGGTTCACCTAGTCGATGGACTCGGTGGAGCTAACGATGGGATTCGCCACGCTCATGAACTCATCCATGGTGCATCCGTACGTGATGGTGTCAACGACGTTGAACTCAAGGGACACGCCCTTGCGGAGCTCGAGTCCGAGCTGACGCTTGAACTCCTTGCGCGCCTCGGTCTTGCTTTCCTTGGTGGACTGGTAGGTGACGCGAGCGATCTCTTCAAACGTGCGCTCCTTCGCATTGGCCATGACAGCCGTGACCTCATAGGTGTAGATCTTGCGGGTGAACATAACATCTCCTTTCTGACCAGATCAGTATATCACACTTTCAGGAAAGACGGCTAAAAAAGACGGCTAATTTTCAAGCACCGGTTAAAAGACGGCTCATTTTGAGGGCCGAAATCAAAGTACCCCTTTGTTTTGAACATGTTTTCCACAAAAAGTTTGATTCCCAGGAGCGAATGCGAAAATTTTTTCGCCAGGCCCTCCCCTACCCCACCCCGCCGACCCGTAAGTTAACCATGGTTAACCCTCCCCCACTCCCCTACCGAGCATCGCGAAAATGTTAACGTTGGTAAACTTGTGACAATTAAGTTTGTAGAAAAACATGAAAAACACACATATAGAAAAACATGAAAAACACACATACACAAGGGCATGAAAAAGCCCCTCATATGAGGGGTTTTTCATTAAAGCAATGACATGATGACTAGCACCGTATTGACACCTGAAATGACCATCACATCAGACATGCTAGGGGCCGCCTGTATGTATGCGTAACGCCAAATAAGGGCTAAGTCGATACATATCGCCACAAACATTATTTCTAACATAATCGCTCCTTAGATAGCACGAAATGGGGCCGTTTGAGGCCCCATTTCCTAATAATTAGATAGTTTGATTAGCTCGAGCACTACCGACGTTTTGCCACGCTCTATAGTAGCGTCCTCATATGCGTAGTAGTCGCATAACTCACGGAATGGGCAGGCCTCGCAGTGAGTCATCATTTTGCAAATGGTGCTCACACAGAAATGAAGAGTTCGCAGGTTCATGTTCACTCGTCCTCGTCCTCGCTAGAAACTAGCCCAGCGTCCATGAGATCATCCCACGCGTCAAACCACATATAATCGTTGATATCAGTCTCTGATAAGTCGCAGCAGTTATCTAGTGTAGTCTCGAGATACTCCCAGCACTCCGAAGCGTTGTCAAGATCGTTGATCATGTCTCGAGTGCTGATAGCGCCACTCCAAAATTCGAAGTCATCAAGCCTACAATAAGTTACGTACTTGATCATAGTTTTTTCCTTTCCTAGTTGTCCCATGTATTAACGTCGCTCTGAAAACGCCTGATTAGCTCACGCTCGTAATGCTTGTAGGCAAACTGAATGTAACTATTACATTGCCCGTAGCGTTTGACGTAGATGCTTCTTGCATCGTTCAATGTTTTAACATCGTCTAGCAGATCGTTCAGT